ACTTTCAAAAATACAGGAGCTTTTATTGATTGCCACCAACTTCAGGATGAAACGCCGGCTAAAATCATTGAAACATACAAGGGCGCTCAGATTGACGCTGCTTTCTTTGAAGAGTTAACCGGGTATGAGTTCTTTACATGGAACTATATTGCTTCTCGCGTCCGTGGTAAGTCAGGATGGGCGGGTAAGGTAAGAGCAACTACTAACCCCTCAAAATCTCACTGGGTACGAAAGTTGCTTGATTGGTACATCGGCTCTGATGGTTTGGTTGTTCCCGAACGCAGTGGCGTAGTCAGATATGTTTATCTCGATGGTGAGACCGTTGATGATTATGTTTGGGGAGATACAAAAGAAGAGGTCTATCGTAAATGCAAACCGAGCATTGATAGAAAACTCGCTAAAATGAATGGAGTTGCCACATACGAGAACTTCATTAAGTCCTTTACATTCATTCTTGGTAATCTATCAGAGAATACCGCCCTTCTTAAAAACAACCCTGACTACGTTGGTAATGTTTCAGGTAAGATTGGCGAAGCACTTCTGCTTGGTAGTTGGGATGCAGACTTACAAACCTTAGAAGAGGATTTAATCAAGGCGACAACCGCTCGTCAGGTGGTCGACAATGACGAGCAGCGCAATGGCGTAAAATACGTCGTAGCCGACCTTGCTACCACGGGCAAAGATAATACCGTAATCCTCGTGTTTGATGGTTTCCATCTGATGGATTATAAAATTATTGAAGTATCTACGGGTAAGAACAACGCCGATTGGATGCTTCATATGGCTGCTAAACACAATATTCCAAATAGCCATATTATTTGGGATGGTACTAACGGCCAATACATCTCTGACTACATTCCCGAAGGCAAACCATTTATATCAGGTTACGCTTCTCGCGGTAAATATCGCAGGGAGTTTGATAGACGAAAAGCAGAGTGTTATATGCGTTTGGCTATGGCTATCAATGACAGGCGTTTTTCCATTGACCCGAAGATTGCCGATAGCGTTTATCCCCACCAAAAGAAGAAAGGATTAACAATCCTATCGGAGTTTGTCGATGAGTGTAGCGCAGTCTATTTCATGGAAATGCCTGATGGTCGAAAGCGTCTACCGACAAAGAAGGAGATGAATAAGAATCTTGGCGATGATAGGTCTATGGACTTACTCGACCCTTGTATGATGCTTATGTCGGCTTACGACCAATGCGAGTACGGTCAGGAGTTAGAATATTACTCTCGTCTAAATCGCCCCATAGATTACGAAAATGACCGCACAGTGGCTGATATTTACGATGATACTTTTTGGTGTTAGATATGAAACAGATTAAGATAGAAAATATAATCGACGACGCTAAGAAATACGGACACGAAGCAACAATTCGCGACGTGGCCTATTCGCTGTTACGTTCGGTACTTGACAACGACCTAATGTGTTACTCCGTAGTGTTCGGTACGCCTCAAAAGGATAATGATATTGAGTGCTACGAGAGAATGGAAAAGGTTAAGTTCTTGATTAAGCACTTTAGTAAACTGCTTGAGCCTGAACAAGTACAGCGTCCTGAAGATATTTTAGCCTCGTTAGATAAGAATCAGAAGAAAGATAATGCTGAAAGTGTTGAGGATATTACTTTTGAGGAAAATAAAGCGGCCATGATTGAACTTATTCAACGTACCGAAGATGCTTTAGCCGAAGGCAGAATCGACACAGATAAGGGTTTAAAGATTGTCGCAGACTTGCGCGTAAAACTCAATGATAAGTTTAAGGTAGACGATAAGTCTACCGAGCAATACATCATTGTGCAGCCTAAGTTTAATACTATCTGTCAACATACACGAAAAGAGTGCTGGCTTCAAACCGAAGAATACGCCATGAAACATTGGCACTTAATAAAAGACCCTAATTATAAAGGAGATTAATATGGCAGACGCAGAAAAACTAAAGCCCTTTATCCTAAAATGGGAAGGTGGTTTCTCTAACGACCCAAGCGATAAAGGTGGAGCAACAAACAAAGGTATCACAATCGCCACGTTCAGGCAATACTATGGCAGTAAAGCTACCATAGAACAACTTAAAAACATTACCGATGAACAGTGGCTGACTATCTTTAAGATAGGTTATTGGTATCCATTCAAGGGAGACTATATCAATAACCAATCGGTTGCTAACCTATGCGTTGATTGGGCTTGGAATAGCGGCACAAAGACAGCTATTAAACAAGTTCAACGGGTCTTAGGCGTAGACGCTGATGGCATCGTAGGCAATATCACAGTTAACGCCATCAACAAGGCTAATCAAAAACTCCTATTCGAAAATATCAAGAAAGCTCGATTGCAATACGTAAACGATATTGTTCGTCGCAATTCTTCTCAAGCAAAATTCATAAACGGTTGGACTAACCGTATTAACGCATTAACCTATTCTGAATAATGGCAACACTTCTCGAACAACTACTTTCCGACCCTGAGGCATTGCTCTTAGAGAAGCCGTTCTATCGTAGTATGACAGATACCAACCGTAGACCCATTACGGCAGCTCCGACTCAGGTTGATATTACCGGCACTCTTAGAGCCTCGCTCCCAAAAATCTATAAGAACACCGTAACACAAGAACAATTCGCAAGCGAGTTGGATGTTTACTCTCATGGCGTTCTTTTCGATGATAACATTCCGTCTATCACGATTAAAACAGCAAAGAATGGCTATTTGGAAATCAAGCAATATCGTATTGCTATTCCGTTCCAAGTTTTAATTCGTGATAAGCAGGTACGCCACCTTTGCGTAAACCCCATGCAAATGACCTTGCTTATTACTAACCCGACTGATAAGCAAGATAAACAGTTTACTCGCATTAAACAAGCGTGGGATGAAAAGAATATGGAAGGAGCTAAAACGCAATTCGTTCAAGACCAAAAATCTTACGGCAACGCAGCTCTTCTGTTTTATTTAGACAACGGCAAAGTTTATACGCGCAACATTAGCTTCAATGATGGCTACAAAATCATTAGCCATAAGGATAACAATGGTAGGCACATCTTAGAGTGTCTTTACTATTGCATTGACGATGTAGAGTACATTGACGCTTACGACGAGAAGTATATGACTCGCTTTACCAACGAAACTTCGGTTAACGCTAAGGGCGAGGTAACATCATCGTGGTTGCGCTATCCTGCGGTCGAGCATGGCTTTAGTGAAATTCCTCTTATCACCAAACGTGGTGATGTGGCGTGGAATCGCGGTCAGCCAATCATTGAAAGCTACGAGGCTCTTTGGAATACCTTCATTGCTATTCAAAAGCGCCATGGTTGGGGTATGATTTATATCAAAGGGCAATTTCAAGAAGGTGCTAAGCGCATTGCAGGTAACGTTGTTCTTAATGATACTTCACTCGACCCCAATGCCGATGCTAAGGTGCTTACACCGCCTGACCCTAATAATATGATTGATACCCTCAAAGCAATGGAACAAGCTATCCAAAAAGCTACGGGTACAACTTTTATTCTTCCCGAAGATATTAAGATTAGTGGTGACGCAAGCGGCTTGGCTATCGAAATGACTCAGGAACTTGATATGGCCACGGCTCAGGACGGTGTGATTGAATGGCAGAATGTTGCTAATAAGATGATGCGCTTATTCAAGGAAGGCTTAGCTAAGGAGCTTGTTACAAGCGGTGAAGCTGAATATGCAAGCGCAATTACCGATTTTGAGCAACTTCGCATTAACACTAAGTTTATGGTTTGGAAACCCAAATCAGAGGAAAGCCACAACGCTATGCTTGCTACTATGAAAGGCGCAGGTATGATTTCTCAACAGACTTCGGTTGAAAAGAACACCATTAGTACCCCTGACGAAATGGCTCGTATTAAGAAGGAAGTTCAAGAAGCTGATGAGCGTGAAGCGGCTAAGACAGCAGCTACCTCTACGGAGAATCAGGGAGAGCAAAGCACTTCAACTTCAATCAATGTCGTAACCGATTAACATTATGGTTAGAGAGTTATTACAAGTCAAAAACTACGTTGATGGTGGCGATAAAGATACATCGTTCCACGGTATTGAGATAAGCGAATATACGCTTACTCTCAACCGTATGGGCGATTCTACCTTAGAAGCTACCATCATGTACCCAATCTGCTTAGATGATGAGTGGGATGGGCGACAGTACGTAACCATTCGTGGGGAGAAGTATTTCGTCTACGCTACGCCTGATTCATCTAAGAGTAGTGATGATGCTCGATATAAACACGAGGTGACTTTCAGAGCAGAAAAATCTATACTATCTACGATTTACTTCTATGATGTAGTACCAACAACCGTAGATAGTATTACTGCTCAAAAGCCTTATTCTAACTCTACCACAGTTACGTTCTATGGCAATATTCAGGAATTTGCCGATAGAATGAATTGTGCATTGCTATACGCTAATGTAGGTGACTCAATCCTAAACACACGTACTCACCTAACGGAAGCAGACATTAATAATAAGTCCATCGTTGGCGATGGTTATTGCGTAGTGGTTGATACTTCAACTGATACTTTCGATAGAGAAACTTCCGTAGAGCTATCCTTCGAAGATACCTATATTTGGGAAGCACTCACTCAGGCTTACGAAGCTTTCGAAATACCCTTTGAGATACGCGGCAAGAAAATTATCTTTTGCGCAGAGCCACAAGTCTTAACCCGTAAGTTTAAGTACGGACAAGATGATTCTCTTGTATCGGTTAAGAAAACCAACGCCAATAATCAAGTTATTAATCGTATTTCCTTTAAGGGTAGTGAGGATAATATTCCTTACTATTATCCTAACGAAAGCGATTACGGGCACTTGGAAATTAAAGTTGGCTTAGCTAACAAATACCTGACTAAATCAGACTTTAGTATTGAATACGTCAACCGATTGGTTAGTAAAGCTACTCCTGAAAGCGACATTACAATTCATTGTAAGGCTGCTATCAGTGAGATGATTTATGTTAAGGATTTTACCTACAAAACAAGTTCAGATAAAGAGTTTACTTCAACGCGACCCAATCCTCCCGAGCGTGAGTATAAGTACGAAATTCAGGTTGAAGGTAAACTTAAAATCAATAGAAAGTCAACTTGTACTCTGCAATCTATTGTAGCTACAATCTATAATCTGAACACTACGCAGGGCACAACTTACTATCTTTCCAATGGCTATGTTAAGGATTTGATATTCTATTTGGAAGGTGAGAGTCCTGATTATCCGAGCTATCGTTTCGACCATGCTTCTTCAAGCATGGTTATGGGAGAGATGTATCCCGGCAATTACATGGTTAGGTTTACTGTAACATTCCCCGTCCAGACAAGGCCAACTACGTTTGAAATGTCGCAAGTGGGTATTTACAGTTCTACGATTATTGACGAAAAATACGTTACCGTCGATGGGAAAACCTACGATTCACTTGCCGACTTGGGTATTGGTTGCGCCAAGGAGATTATTCCCGAAATGGACGGTGAAACTCTTCAATGGTACATTGCCGAAGCTAAAATGCCTTCGCAAACAAACCTTATGCCGCCTCTGTATCGTCAGACTAAGGGAGCAGAGAGATTCTATAACGCTGTTAATGGTAAGTATATCGACCCTGATACGGGAGAGCCTTATATTTTCCCTAATCCTTACGAAGAGGGCGCTCCAAGCGAATATATACTTAGCGACGACACTATCAAGCCCACTATCGCAGGTATAGTTAATGAGCAGGGACAACTCTTTGGTGAGATAGCTGATATTGCTTACGATGAAGATGATAACGACTCTCTAAAAGCAGACGTAGATGAAGATGAAGATACCGATAGTGCAAACTATGAACATTCCTTCTTCTATATCAAGCTAAATATCTTCAATGGTGATAGAGGCTTCGACTTGTTTGACGCTGCTTCACAAACGGATTCTATGACCTTGCAAATGACAAGCGGAAATTGCAACGGCTGTAAGTTTAAGATTCAGGCATCGCAGTTTACTAATGAGTTTGGTAAGTATTACTATAAGAATCCCGTGCTTGTTAAATCAGCTAATGGCGACATTGTTGATGGTTCTTATTCTGATAAAGTAATCGACGGTACAATTTATGAATCAAAGCTACAATCCTTCCAACAAGACACAACAAAGAATAGTATTTGGATTTGCGTTCAGAAGGACGCTGAAACCTTTGGCGTAATCATGCCAAATGCTTCCAACAACTATAAACCCGCTATTGGTGATACATTCAATATTATCAATATTGACCTTCCGCAGACCTATATTGATGAAGCTGAAACTCTTGGCGAACAAACAGCCATCCGCTATATGTTCGACAATAATTCAGAGTCGTTTAGTTTTGATGTAAGCTGTTCTCGTGTGTACTTTACAGAGAATCCTTCCGTACTCGAAGAAATTGATGAATACAAAAAGGTTATCATTGATTATGACGATAAGGATTGGGAGCAATATATCTCTACGGTAACAATCACCTGCAAGGATTCGGAAGTTCTCCCCGAAATAGCCCTTACTCTTTCGCAAGAGCTGTCAGTTAGTCAATCATTCACACAATCCGTAGCTGATAGAGCAATCTCACTAATTGCTAACGCTATGACCTATGGGAATACCTATTATGGTTCAACAAGTTTGGGATTAAGCGTTACATTGGCTAAGAGGATGTTCCTTAGTAAACTTGGAGCTGATGTAGCTTCAGGACATATAACCTTTGAGCAAGGGCTAACTGCTATGCAATCTATCGTTGCAGAAAAGGGCATTGTAGCTAACGGAGCTATTCAGTTTGGTAAGACTTTTATTAGCGGTCTTATCGGGCAAGGTGGACGCATTGATGAAAATGGACGTGGAGAACTTCGCTCGCTACGCCTTTGGGAGACTCTTGAAGTTCCTGAGTTGCGTTATAACTCTGTATCTGTTTATACGGGTATTCGTTGGGATACCTTTGGAGCAGGTTTAATTGAATCCGTTGAGACCACAGGCGATAGCACGGGTATAGTTAACCTGAAATTAGAGCAAGGTCAAATTGGAGCAATTGCAGTTGATGATTTGTGTATGGGTATTTTTCATAACGAAGGTGGAGAAAACTCACTTGAAACCACAGACTCTAAGACGGGCGATTTTACCTTTGCAGGTTTTCAAACTTGTTATTTCCGTATCACAAAAATTCTTGATGCAACAAATTCAAGCTTCGAATATACGTTAAGAAGCGGTTTTACGGTTCATCCGCAAGCTCAAATGAGTTTTGCTTGCTACGCTAATCCCAATGATACCTCTCGTCAATGGTGCACCTATACAACGCCTACCTACTCAATCGGCTTGCGAGATATGACAACGTGGAACTTCTCAGAAGAAAACGTTTATCGCATTTCAGGCTTGCTTGATGGTTTTTCGTTGAATGGAAAATCTTTTGAAGGTGTTGGAGATGTGTTGGGGAATGCGTATATTTACGGCAGAATTGAACAGTTTGAAAATGCTCCGTTGGAGTTAAAAGTCAACATAGTTGGTAACAACTATACAATTGCCGAAGGGGAAACTCTAAGCATTGAATGCACCCTAACAAAGGGATGGCAAGACCTTACTTCCGAAGTTCAAACTTGGACTATTGAAAGAGATACAGGCGATAGTCAGGCTGATGCTCAATGGCAAAATCTTGATAAGGTCTCGGCCTTTGCAGGTTCAATTCAGTTGGAATATAGCGATATTTCAAGCTCTGATGATATTGATTCAGCAATGTTTACAATTACAGCAGTAACTTCTGATAGTCAGAAAATTCAAGCTAAAATACAGTAATATGGCAACAACGACAAATTCTGTAATTATTCGTAAAGCTGCCACCGAAGGTAAGCCGGGAACGAGTGTAACAATCACTTCAACAAAGATTGAGTACGCAAGTTCCTCGAGTGGCACGACTGCTCCCACGTCAGGATGGCAGAGTAGCATCCCTTCGGTAGCCGCAGGTAAATATTTGTGGACTCGTACCACGGTTGTTTACTCCGACGGAAATAGCACCGTAGCTTATTCTGTTGCTCGTATGGGTTCGAATGGAACGAGCGTAGAGATAAGTTCAACTTCGATTACTTACGCGGTTACAACCGATAATACGCAGCCTGACGATAGCGCGTTTACCTATGATTCTGTGCCCCAAGTTGACTTAGGCAGTTACCTTTGGTGTAGAACGCAGGTAACGTATTCCAATGGTAGTACAACGGTTTCTTACGCCGTAAGTAGAGTTGGTGCTGATGGTGATAACGGTTATATGATTCACCTTGCCTATGCTAATTCGGCTGATGGTAAAACGGATTTCTCCACGACCTATTTTGACGGAGCGTTATATATCGGCACATATCTAAGCGATGCTTCCGAGACTAACGACCCAACGGATTATAGCGTTTATACATGGGCAAGATTAAAGGGAGAGCCGGGCGACGATGGTAAAAGCATTTCTATATCTTCCTCGACCGTTAGATACGCTACATCATCAAGCGGTACAACCGCTCCTTCAAGTGGATGGCAAAGCTCTGTTCCAACACTAACAGAAGGATTATATCTTTGGACTCGCGTTATCGTAAACTACACCGATGGAACTAAAACAACTTCGACAACAAGCTATTCAGTTTCCTATATCGGCAAAAGTGGTGTAGCCGGACAGAGTGCTTATAAATCGGTTGTATTTGTTCGCAGTATTGGCACACCTGATACACCCTCCGCTTCGAGCGGTTCTTATTCCAACCCCGTTCCTGATGGTTGGTATGACGGAGTGCCTGACGGTCAAAACCCCGTTTGGAGTTCTTCGCGCATCTTTACCTCTGATGGCAAATCGCCGCAGACCGATTCATGGTCTACGCCTCAAAAGATGTCTGATACAGCAGATTTTGATGTTGAGTTTTCTTCAGTTGAAGAGCCGGGCGACCCCACTAATAATCCTTCAAATTGGAGCAATAATGCTGATTCTGCAACAATTTGGATGGCGACTCGCGTTTATTCAAATGGAGTGTGGAGTGATTGGGAAATTGCAAAGATTAAGGGCGAAGCGGGATTCTCACCTCAAATCGACCATACTGATGTAACCTACGCAGTTACCACGACCGCTACGCAACCTGCGGATTCCGCGTTTACTTATACATCTATACCTTCGAACATTCCACAAGGGCGTTATCTTTGGAGTAGAACAGTATTTTATTATACCGACGGAACTAATAGCGACCCGATTTATAGCGTTAGTCGTGTGGGTACTGATGGTCGTGGTATTTCGAGTGTCATTACCTATTATCAGTTATCAGGTACAAATACACCACCGAGTAGACCAACTACGGCAAGCATTGACCCAACGATTAGCTTCGGGTGGACTACCGAAGCTCTTACTCCAACCAAAGATAAAAGATATTTATGGAGTTATACTCGTACTCAATATAGTAGCGGTACAACGTGGGAGATGTCTGACATTGCACTTATCTCCGTCATGGGAGAAGATGGTGTAAGCTATACTATTAATCTTCTCGATGGTACAAATAGAGGACTTCAAAATTGGGATTTCTATCTTAGCAATGATGATGGAGATTTTTCTCCTAACGCCTCAAAAACAACGTATCAAAATGAAGAGGACGCTATCGCAGTTTCCGCTTATAGTTCAATTGCTACATATCCGTATAGCGGTGTATATCTATCCTTCGATGAAGTTCTAATGACGGATGTAGATGCCCTATATCCCGTAGATGAAGGATTGATTACTACAGGTAGTACATACACACTATCTTTCAATTTCGATTGCGCAATTCCCGTAACGCTCAAAGCACAGATTGATAATAATAGCTCTACAAACCGCTCAATAACCACCAATACCGCTTCGGTTCAGGTTGAAGCAGGCAAACACAGCGTTCAACTCACACTGACTTGTCCTTTAATCATCGCAACTCGTACAGGCGATTATTACATTAGAATCTCGCTCGACCCCGACACAATCATCGACCAAAAAATCGACTATGTAGCTATCGGTGATTTAAAGTTGGAACGAGGCGAAAATAGCAACCCCGTTTGGAACACGTCGCCTTCGGATAACGCAGGTATCAGCTATACGCCAAATATTCTTGATGGTACAAATCAAGGTTGCGCCAACTATTCATTCGACTTCAAAAACTCCAATGGTACATATACTCAATCAGAGGATGATGAAGCAACGTGGAGTAACGGGACTGATTCAATAACTATGTTGGCTACGTCGGTGTTTACCAATGCTGATTTCCCCGGCATTTTAATACCGATTGGCGGTCAGAAACTAACGCAATGCGTTGTTCGCTATCCTGTCAATAAGAATCGCATTATCGCAGGAGAGCAATACACTATCTCTTTTTGGCTACGCCTTAACATCGCTACAAACGTAAATATCCAAATTAAAAACGATAAAGGTACAACGGGTATAACCGACGAGTCAAAGATAGTTCATAGCTCAGGCGACCAATACATAACAACCACATTTACAGCTTCGGCAAGTGGTTCGAACATTAGCGGAGATACTTATGTTTACCTAACGTTTACGAGCGTAAACTCACTCTCTGCGGCACAGAAGGGCATCTATCTTGCTGACCTAAAACTTGAACTTGGGTATAACTATCGTACTTCATGGACGCAATCTTACGCCGACCTTAAAGGTGCGCAAGGCGTACAAGGTATTCAGGGGTGTATATATCGAGTAACTGAATGGGCTGTTGGATTTGAATATCACAACGATAGCGAGCTAACAACATTCCCTCGCTATATCGACATCGCTGTTGTAATGAATGGAGATGGGACACTAAACTCAATGTATCGTTGCGAAAAAACCCACACATCAACTTCAGATTATTCTCCGACTACGGAAATTAGCGGTACGGACTCTTCCTCGGAGCATTGGTATAAGCTCAATGAATTGAATCCAATGTATACGCCGCTGCTATTAGCAGACAATGCTGTAATTAGATTTATTCAGGGCAACCAACTCCTGATTATGGATAGCAATCAAAACGTTGCCGCGGGTATGGCAGGGTCGGACTATCCGATTTGGGCGGGTTCTTCACTGCCCGAAGCTGCTCCTTTCAGGGTTGGTATTGATGGCACTTTTTACGCTACTAATGCGCAGGTTGAAGGACGTGTTGTATCGGGGGATTCGGCAGGAGCAAGAATCGTACTTGACCCCGACTCTAAGGCTATTCAATTCTTCAACGAAACTTCGGGTAATACATCTCAAATGCTCTGTGATGAAATGCCCGCTCTCTCATCTATCTTTACCTCTGATAAAAATGGTACGATTACCTTAGTTAATAAGAGTTGGACGAGTAGCGCAACAAAGAGTTCAACGCAATCAAAAGCGTTAATAAATGCGCGTCAGCTATCGGAAGATGCAAACGTAGCTCTTCATGGTAGTATTACTCTAACGGCGGTATCTCGCTATACAAGCAATACCAACGCTAATGAATACGCAACGTATAATAGTTGCGCTGTTCA